AATCCGGGTTTATCGGTTGAAAACTCTTTATTTTTAAGACGATTATCAATCAATGTTGATTCTATATTATGTAATTCTCCATAAGGGTCTAGTTCTCCTTTTGCAAAGGATATTCCATTAAACCACCAAGAATCTAAAACAAATTCTATATCATGTGAAGAATTTGTTTTTAATGCGATTACTTTACCTTCTCCCAAAATAGGAAGATTAGTAATTATACATGTTTCATGCCAACAGCCCATATATTTATTGTGTTAAAATTGTCGTCTAGAAAGGATTCGAACCTTTATTTTCCGGTATATTTTTAAAAATTAGCAAATTAAATTTTTAAAATAATATAATGTATAATATTTTTATTATGATGGATATTTTACCAATTAAATTACTAGCCGAAAAGTTGAAAATGGAGGGTCAGGTAGGATTTGAACCTACATCTCACACTACAATATAAATGTGTGCGAATTACCAATTATTCTACCAACCCAAATGTGAAAATTATTTTGTTATTCTAAAGACAATTCCATTGTATACAATTCTATTTCCCAAGATGGAATTATTCTAATAGATAGATCATATAAACTTAATACTAGATATTGATGATATGTGCTCAGGTTTGATACTTTTCTGTCTGATTCTATATAATCTAGTAATTTTAAACCTACTGTAATAGTGGGATTACTTGGTCTTCGTTGAAATTCTTTTTTCCATTCTACTAGCCATCCTTCAATTGCGCTAATTATTGATGAAGATGGTAATATCGAACTTTCTAAGTTATCGAATGTTGTTTTATAAACTTTCATATTTTGTTTATATATTTAATGGCTCCCAAGGTAGGGGTCGAACCTACATATTATTGCGTAACAGGCAATCCCATTGCCATTATGGTACTTGGGAATAAAAATTATGTTATTAGACAGGATTTGAACCTGTATGCTCTCCCAATGAGAGGAATTACCAATTATTCTACTAATAAACTAAAATGGTGCCTCCGATGGGATTCGAACCCATAGCCTTCAGATTAAAAGTCTGTTATTCTACCGTTGAATTACAGAGGCATATTTTTATTTAAATGGCATCGCTAGGGGGAATCGAACCCCTCAACTCAAGATTGAAAGTCTTGCGTGATAACCGTTTCACTATAGCGACCTGTCTTTTCTTCTTCTACTTTACCACAAAGTTTTCTGTTGTCAACATGTTTTAGGAGTTTTTCTACTTTTTATATTCAACGTTTATACCAACTTGAAAATATATCAGCTAAACAATCTCCTATTACATATAATACTATATATGTTGATATAACCCAAAACAATGTTGCTGCTCCTGCTCCAATCCAAAAATAACTATTAGTTAAAAATTCAGGAATACTAAATGTCAATTTCATTATACCAATCCTCCAGTTTTTTGTGACAAATCAAAGTTATTTTCAATAAACGTCTTTACTTCTTCTGCAATACCGGGATCACTACTGTTAAACACTACATTTGGACCATGATTATCCAGAAATACTGCTTTTAGCCTACCAAAAGATTTCAATCCATTTGAAGTATTTTTCCCACATTCGTGACTTCCACATTCATATTCTTTTTGAGAAATTGTGGGAACCAGTGAGTTTTCTTTTTTTGGACAATGAAAATGAACAATACTGTCAAAATCCGGATGATCAGAAAATACAATTCTTTGACTTTGTCCACCCACGCTTGGTTTACTGCCATATGCAATTACTCTATCAGGACCGTCAGTTTCAACTAGAACTAATCCAACATTTTTAATATCTCCCAAATCAGTTTTACGACGAGAAGACAAAAATTTAGTTTCGCTTAGTTTTACTGCAAAATGTCCTGCGGTTACTCCTCGGAATTTTTTATATGCTCCTTTTTCCACACAATAATTTACAACTTCTCGCAATGCATCCGGAACAAGAAGGGAATCCCATTCACAAGGATTTCCTGCAACAACCGTTGATCTTGTAAAAGTTAATGTACTTCTTAGTAGTGCAATTTTTACCAATTCTTCCAAAACTTCTTTTCGATTATTAGTAACACAATAACGTGCTTCTTCTGGAACAATAATCATGTTTCGACGGTGAAGTGTATCATTTGCCAGTACAAGATTAGCACTTGCTTTTTTAAGCAAATTCAATCCCGCCAGATATTGCTCATCTTCTGTTGCTCCACAAGTTGTCTTGAATGCAACAAGAGTAATATCTTTTCGAGTTTTTCTAAAAAGATCAACTACTTTTTCCGTATTAGGAATTAGTTTTGCATTATATTCTTTTTTAGAATCTAATCTTCCGCTATATTTTGGATTAGCATTTTTATCCAAATTATCTGCATCTACAATCATTTCAAAATCGCAAACTGCTGGACTCCAAAAAACAATTTTTGTAGAAAAGTCATTTACAATGTTTTCTGCAAGTTTAGCCAAATCTTTGGGACTTTGCAAGCTGTGATTTCCTCCTGCCATGGACGTTAAAACCAGTTCTGCATCCATTTCTGGAGCTAACTTTTCAACAAGACTCATTAGCGTTCGGGCGGTTGAGCCGAATGCAGGGGCACACAAGCCTAAATGGCAACTGCTATGAGCTACCGTTCCGCCACCAACAACATAAATTTTCTTTTTCATACTTTTAATTCGATTTTAGTTTATCTTTCCATGAAATATTTTCGATTTTTCTTTTTTCTGCTACATATTCACATATACCCTTATACTGTTTTTCTTTATAAAGTTCATATATTTTTGGAATATCATTCATTGGAAATTTTTCATCGTCTGCTCCGGGGTAAAAATAATCACTTACATTAATGGTTAAACTAATTGAATCATTTTCATCTGTTATCATTAACACACATTCATCCAAAAGATATGCTATCATATCTTCTTCAATTGGAATATTTCCTTCTCCTATTAATCTTTTAAGATAGTATCTTCGCATAACTTACAAAACTACCTTTTTAAAGTTATTATTTTTTACCAAATCATAAACTCCCCAACGATCAAGAATCAACCTTTCCAAAATTTCAATATGATATGCATCTTCAAAATTCCAAAGCATTTTAGAAACTATTGGACATTCTTGGATAAGAATATCCCGGATAACTTCTGCCACTTCCCGGCATTCTTTTTGCGCTGTTTTATACAACCTTTTATTCAGAGTGGTAATCCAATCACGAAGTTTACCATTAAAAATAATTTTTGTAGTTGTTGCTTCTGGCAAGACGAATCTTGCTGTTTCTCGGGCAACGTTATTGTTTATTAGTTCCTGATATAGTTCAAAACTATTTTTCATATGTTCCTTGACTTTTTCACTTGCCTTTCCGGTTTTATCGGTGAAAAAGTCATTATCAGAAACAAACAAAATTGGATCTACCAAATTTGTTGAACTTTGACGATTATTAGAGCATTGTTCTCGCAATTCGATTTCTTCATATTCATTAACAATTTTATATCGTTGACTCAATTCTTGAGGTTGCAAGCTCCAATGTCTCAACAGTTCTCGTCCAATGGCACGGGACGTTTCAATCTCAATTCCAAGATTAACCATTGCAAAAACACTCCAATGTCCTTCTCTTAGACAATGCCGAAGAAGTTTATGAGGTTCATTAAACAATTCATTTACATCTCTGGAACTGCTGAGTCTTGCAATTCCTACTGTAATTTCGTCAATACTTTTGTCTGTATATTCTGCAACTCCTGCGGTTTTAGTGATTAAACGTGCTTTCATTTTTAATTTGTTAAAATATATTCAATTTTTCCTTTGATAAAGTGGGGAGGATTTTTACCAAGATGTTCAAGACAATCACAAGAAGAAACTGGTTCATCTGCATATACTCCCTCACAATACTTGCAAATATATGCATCCCGCTGCACAAAACGCTTAGAAGGTTTTGTATTTTCAGGGATTGTTGATTCGTCTGCCATACGTTATTATAATTTTTAAAGGAGACAACCAGTTCCTTCTGTCATACTCCATCCACAAACAGTGCAATTTGCGCCTGTTACCAACCAAAGATCCCATGGTTCCATTTTTCCATTACAAGAAGGACATGGTGGACAAACATCTTCCGGCTTTAAATTTTTAAAACCGTCTTGATATTTCTGGTCTAAAAATCTCGCATGTTCATCTTTATTAATTAACATAAATGGTCAAGATGGTGGGTAACGCTCCCACATATTCTACGCCCCAAACGTAGCGCATTGCTTGTCTGCCACATCCTGATATTTTTATACTATACACTGTAAAGTTCTTTTGTCAAAAAGAAAATGTGTATTTGGTGCTTCTAAAAGGAATCGAACCTTTTCATGTTGCTTATGAAACAACTGTTCTACCACTGAACTATAGAAGCAAATGGTCTAGACGATGGGAATTAACCCCACAACCTGTATTCAAACTACCGCTCTCCCATTAAGCTACGCCTAGATATACTTTCATCTTATCATATACCACTCAAAAGGTCCATTTCTAAACGTCGTAACATCAAATTTCGCAAATTTCAATATTTTATAATAACTTTTTAACTTTTTAACATCAAAAGAACCTACTAAAATATATCCGTATTTTTTTGTCCACGTTTTTAACACAACTAGAAGTTGTTTTGCTACACCTATTTTAATATGGTCTGCTAAACATGGATATTTCCTATTTTGCTGTTCCGGATTAAAACAAAGACGTTCACCAGAGGTTAACCCCAACCAATAATTATTACCCTCATCCTTGGCTAAAAATAGAGTATATTCATCTAATTTAATTTCTTCTACCAGTTCCATATCAAATTCATCCGTATTTTCGATATAATCTCCTATAAAAGATTCATTTATTAAATTTCCAGAACAATATTCTATTAGCATGTTTTCATATATCTGAGGTAATTCCATGCTATTATTTATATAATAATGGTGGAGGTTGTGGGTTACGATCCCACCTGAATATCCTGTTTGCAAAACAGGCGACCACTCCAAGCAGTCCCAACCCCCATGTTTATTCTAAAAATATTTTATCTCCGCATCTAATCACCTTCATCGCTAATTTTTTGAATATATACTCTATATTTTCGCCAATTCCTTCTATTACACTTCCTGCCCGTGCAATTAGTTTACCAATGTTGACTATTAACACTAGTAACAATAATGTTGGTACAAAGATCACTAGGTTTAGGAGCAAATAAGAAATCGCTACTAATCCATCTTTAATTATTTTTAATTTTTCCATATTGTTTGATGGTTATCTTTTAGATGCTGTTACTTTTATTTTAGAAGAATCTATTGTAGCGTCTGGAAACTCTTTTTGAAAAACTTCTGCTAATTGCTCTTCTAAAATTTGTTTAAATGTTTTTCTCGTTTTTAATAGTTGAAGTGCCTTTTCCTCCTCTTCTTTTAAGAGTTCTTGAAACGTTTTCATTATTTATCGTTTTTTATATTCTTCAAAACAAAAGCTATAGACTTATCAATGAAATACAGTATACCTGATACAATCCATCCGTACAAATACCAAAACTGCTACAAATGGTAAATTAACAATAATTAATGCTGTTCCCGGCAATCCTACTAATATATTATATAACCATTTAAATATTACATGATACGATTTTCTTCTATATGAATCAAACCACAATATTACTGCATTATTAATGTTATTTTTAAGAGTATTGTACATATTATATTATTAATTATTAGTATTATTCAATGATTTCATATTCATCTTTGTTATAAATTTTAACCTCACCTTTTTCCAAGGACTCGTCGAAATATTTTTTAAAATTTTCTTTAAAAGAATCTTTTGCTTCAGGAACTAAAACTGAAAAAGCATCAAATAATGCCCTAATTGTTCCTGCTGCATAAAAAGCAAGACGAAGAGGATCAATTTTCCCACTATCATCATTAAACTCAAGTGATAATGGAACTGTCTCCAATCTTACTACACCACGATCTTCCGTTTTACCATCTATTGATGTACTTTCCATATTTCCAATTTGTCCGATGATTTCTATTTGATGTTTCATATTTCCGTTAATTATTAGATGGTGCGTGATGAGAGAATCGAACTCTCGTTTCGACATTGGCAATGTCATGTTCTGCCACTAAACTAATCACGCATTTTTATAGTCGTATTTTTATAGTCGTATTTTTATAGTCGTATTTTTATAGTCGTATTTTATCACATATCCGGAGATTGTCAACAATTTTGGTGGCACGCACCCCCGAAATCGAATCGGGCCAATCGGATTTGGAGTCCAATTCGCCAGCCTTGGCATTGATGCGTATATATAATTTTTATAAAGGACTTGCACCTTTACTTCCCTCCTCCCGGAGGTTGAACTTCTTATTCGACTAAAAATTAATGAGCCTGTGGAGGGGATCGAACCCCCGTAATCCTCTTTACAAGAGAGGTGCTTAACCATTCAGCCACACAGGCAATGTTCACTCCATTAGAGTAAGCTAGTTCTAATGAGTGATGCCTAATCAACGGCATTTGTCATAAACCAAAACAAATACATCTTGAACTGTTAGAGGATTTGGGTTTATGCAGCACCTCATTTTTGCAGCGATTGTTGATTAAGGGCGGGTAATTGAGGACATGCTCCCCAGACTATATTTTATTATAGTCTATTTTGCTTTCCAAGCAAACGTGGCACGCTTGTCCACTAAACTACCCAAATGGCAGAACCAACGGAATTCGAATCCGCATCTTCAACCGTGACAGGGTTGCGTCTTGCCAGTTAGACTATGGTTCTATATTGAAATGTGATTAGCATCTTTTTCATTTTTTGAATTTCTTTTTCATTGAATTTCATTTTATACAAATCTTTTCTTTGAAAATCTTTTTTCAAAGCACTTGAAAGTTTCCTTTTTCTTGCTTTTGTTAAGCCTTCTATACACCCTAATTCTTCTTCTGTCAAACTTCTTTTTTCCAAAAACTTGATTTTCCAAAACTGATAAGAATCATTTCTAAGACTCAATGTTTTTTCTTTTATTTCTTCTAATTCGGAAACTTTTTGGGAAATGTATTGGTTTTCTATCGCAAAATCTATTTCTTCTTTACAAGATTTACAAACAATTGTGCAATCACTTATTTTCTCAATTTTTCTATTCAGAATAAAAGAGTGAACAACTCTGGCAGTTCTGTTTTTACAAACCGTGCATTTCCAATCAGTTGATTGTTCTAATAACTTTTCTATTTCTTTTTTATAATTTTTCATACGATTGTTACGGTTATTATTCATAACCCTGTTTCACAGATTAAATGATTATAGCTCATTTTTGGCCTTTTAAGTTGATTCTCGGTTTTGATCAACGACTATTTCTGATAAAATTAAAGCCCCGCTTTTTGGGCGAGGCTCTGAAAGTACAAAATTAATACAGTTCTTTACCTACGCATTTTTTACGGTTGTGTCAAAATTTTTATTTTTTCCAGTTGTATTTTCTGTTTGAATAAAACTCTGACTTTTGCGCCAACCACTTGCCTCTGCTCCTGCAAAACTAGGTCGAGCTTCCGCCATAAAATGACTACGGAAATGAGTTGGCATTGAAAATATTTCAGATGCTGTCTTTTCTTTTGTCGAAAACTTGTATGTTGGAAGATTTTCCATGTTGTTATTTCTACTTATTCTTTTTTGCAATTTTTTCTACAAGAAATTGTAAATGTTTTTCTAAACGTGTGATATTTCCGCCGATTTCTGATTTCTTTTCGTTTATTGCCAGTTTAACTGATTCATTCATTAATTTAAATCCATCAGATTCTATAAATTTCACTATATTTTCCCAATCAGATAGTTCTCGGGAAAGCAATACTTCTGTAGAACTTATACAAATATGTAAATCCGTTAATATCATTGATATAATCTCCCCTACGGTGTCTGTATCGAAGATTATTGGTTGATTGCGTCCTCTTAATGCGGTACTAACTTCATGTAATGATATTACATCTACATTCCGATGTGTCTCCCTATATGCTATTTTATGCAATTCTGTTGGAACTATAATTATAGGTTTTTTATCACTGAATGCAGCAATACTTTGCCTGAGTCCCAAACCTGTATGTCTGGTCGTACAAATATAGTGGTAAATATTTTTTAAATTTTCTATGATTGATTCGTTCATACTTTTATTGTTATCATGTGATCGTCTTTCTCTTCAAACATAACATCAAAATTATGTTTTACTTGTTGCTCAAATTCAACCTGAATATTTTCTGGAACATGTGCGAGAAATGCTTCATAAAGTGCAATCATTGCGGATGCTACATACCGTGGATAGAATCCCACATTCTGATTTTTATTCAAAATTATCGCCGCAGGACTACCCAAATCATCCGTGTGATTCTCTTCTAAAACTTTAGTAATTAATGCAATTGGTATAATATTTTGAGGATTTTCTTCGGACATATTTTTAATTTTTCGGAAAATATCTAAGACAATGTTTGCATGTTACATGCTTCCAATTTCTTACCATCAGACCGCGAGGTGGGCGCTGGGAATAATACCCTTTGCCTCCCCGACAAACAGTGGTCGGAGTCAATTCGTAGCGCCCAAATCCAACATAAACATTAACCTTAGATTTATAGTTAGCTTTATGGATTGTGATACTCATAAATTATGTTGCTGGGGGAGGATTCGAACCTCCGAGGCTTGCGCAGAAGGTTATGAGCCTTCCCTGATGACCAACTTCAGACACCCAGCAATTCTATTTTACACTATAAGATGTGGATTGTCAACAACTTTTTGGTTTTTTCTACAAACCATTGTTCCTTCCAATAAATAATTTTAATGTTATTGAGTGCTATACAAATTGCTAATCCATATCCAAACGAGAGAATCGACATTTCTTTTAATGAACTAAATCCTCAATTGTCAAATGCTCGTTTTGGTGTGAGATTTCGTTATTTCTATTATGATACATGGGAAGGCAAAATCAATTTTAGAAAAACGAATGATTATACTTTAATTGGTAATAACACAGTTGGAACTGTTTTAAGTGCAACTTCTCCAACTAATTTTTTAAATCCTAATGATTTAGCACCTTTTCGTTGGAATGTTAAAAGCGACCGAGAATATCTTTATTTAACTTTATTAGGAGGTTTATCAGCATTAACAATTTGGCCAAGTCACCCAATGCCAAAAATGACAAAAAATAACAATTTTTCAATGTCATTGGATATTGGGGTTGTTAGTGCATCTGCATTCAATGGAGAAGTTCAAACTCCAGATTTTAGAAAACTAGTCAAAAAAACTAATTTTTCCACAGTTGATTTTAGTGATTCAAACATAGATACTTTATCAGGTTATGCAACACTTGCAGGAGGAAGAAAAAATTACGAATACTCTAGAAATATAAATTATTACAGAGTTTTCAATTCTTCTAGTTTATCTCCTGATCTGATTGCTAATAGTTTACGAATTGACATTCCTGTTATTACGTCCACTAATATTGCAGTTGATGTTCCTGACCAAATTTTCATTTTAAGTTTTTATAATGACTATTTTACAAATGATAATTTCAATTATATCTCTAATAATTTTGTCACAAACTTGTCATGTTTAGAAAGTGAAGTATTAACAGAAATGGGAATAACAACACCTTACACTGTTCAAGCAAGTATGAATGATAAAAGTGGTGGAGTATTAATTGAATTAAAACCACCACTTTATATTAAACCAAATAGTGATATAACTGTTTGGTATGAAACATCTAGTCCAATTGCTCCGGGAGGCGTTCTTTTTCAAAAAACTGCAACTAATAATTTTTCATTAAGTGTTAATCAAGGAGTGTATCCAAATTCTCCAGTTTATCTTTTTAATTATAATTTTGTATCTCCTACCAAAGATTTATTCACGGTAACATTTGCTCCTTCAAGTTTTGTTACATCACAAACAATTTCAAGTACAACTGTTGAAACTGTTATGGTTGATAATTATTATCAAAATTCCTATGACATGCCAACAACAAGCAATATATTGTTTAAACGTTTCATCGAAACTAGAGGAGATAATTCATTATTAGCATATCGTGCTGCTGCACCTGCAACAACTTATGTTAGTGAGCAATGGTTTCCTGCCAACTCTCATCAACAAATAGTTTTTAAAAACGATGGAAGCGGTAATAAACATAAAGTTCGTATTCAATTACAAACTGCCGCAGGTGCTATTTTTGAAGAAGAAAATCAAATTCAATTTTTGCTAAACAAAGATAAAGTTGTTTTTAACTTATTCTTAACATCTTCCACAGATTCGACCGCAATTGTTGAAGCAAATATTTTCCCAACTCCAAGCAATGAGTACCGAGTAAAATGGGATGCAAATCCTCCAGACAATATAATATTCAGAGATAAGAATGATAACGTTCTAGAAAGAAATACATTTTATCCATTACATGTTTATTCCAAAGTTTCAAACTTGGGAATCGACAAAACTGAAATTGTTTTATATTCTGAAGAATATGATTTATCAGCAAATACGTTTTGGTTTCCTCCAAGCAGTGTTTTCGGAAGTGCATATTTAGAAATAAAAGGCGATACAAACGATTATAATAGCGCCAATTATTCCACGCTTAGTGCATTTGTTAATCGTAATGGATATTCGTATAGAGTTCCTACAAACGCTAATATTATATGGAATGAAACTGCAAACGATAATCGTGGAAGTGTAGTGTTATATACAAAAGATAATTTAAAAACTATTAAAGAATCAACTATATATTCTAGTTCTAATAATTATTCTCTAATAAATGCAACCTTTTCTACAATTCCTGTAGAATCCGATCCTAAACAAGTTTTATTCAATATCTCATGTAATTTGTTTCGTGATGATTTTAATTTTAATGCTACAAAAATGTTTAGTTTTCGTCAATATCCTCTCAAACAATATTTGTTTATTGATGCCAAAAAAGAAAGTGATTCAAATGTTTACCGTAGTGACGAATACACTAATATATTCTATTCCACTTCTGGAACGATTCTTTTATCAGCCATTTATGCAAACTTGAATGTTAATAGTGCTGATGTTAAATGGGATTACAAGTATAGCAATGGAACAGTTGGTAATGCAACAGGTTCATCGTTAAACATTACGTTAAATACGGCAAGTGCATGTGTTTATTTGTCTGCATTTAATGCAACTCCAGTTGATGGGGATTTTAAAGCATATAATTTCACAGATTATATGTGTTTCTATTTGTTATCAAGTATTCAACCTTTTAGTTATATTGGAATACCAAGTAATATTTATGTTCCAATTTATCAACAAGAAATTGGAGATAGAGACGGAAATACTACCGCATTATCATTCCAGAATAATTCTTATTTAAACTCATTAGGAATGAGTGCATATAAACCATGTCATACGGAAAATTTCCAATTCTCTGCAACTCCCGGTTTTGATCGTTATGTTTGGAAAATAGGTTCTAAGATATATGAAACAAATAGTAGTTTTGCAGTTATCCCTGTAACATACAATGATGTTTCATCAAACAATACAGTTTCAGTTTCTGCATACAATTCAATCTTTATTGAAAGCAATCCTGTTTCAATTTACAATTCTGCATCTTCTGATAATTCTTCGGTGTTTCGTGAAGACGTTCAATTCTATGATTTCCCAAGTCCAGACGTATTTATAACACTGAGTAACAATTATTTTAATGTTAATAAATATGCAGAAACCCCGGAATTAAATTGTACAATAAACACATCATATACAACTCTTGTTAATTATAATGTCAATTTGGTATTGAGTAGTGCTAATTTCTTTCAAACAAAATCTTTAAATGGAAATCAATCAATATTTTCTAAATTACTAAAAATTAATATTGAGAACTCTGATTTTATTATTAATGAAAATTCCGTTAATCATTGTAAAGTATTCTTATCAGGAAATATAGGAATTAATATTCCCGGTTATGATTATTGCACTCAAAATGTACCATTATTTTCTAATATTGTGGATTTGATTGCATATAATGGTCCTAATCTTTATTTGTACACTGGTAAGAATTTGCTATCTACCGGGGAAACTGCTACTTTTTATAATGGAAGTAATACGAACTTTTCGTCATTACCTTTTTCTGGATTTTCTTCATTTGTATTCGATAATGGGGAAGGATCTCTACAAAGTTCTTTATCAGAATTTTTAACTACTTCATACTCTTCAGAAGGAAATAAATCTCCTTCATTAACTGGAATTTTAAATGATGGCTCAACTACAGTTCAAACTTGGCATAATATGATTTATGTAAAAAACTCTTTTGAAAAATATGACCCTAGCATTCAAAGAGAATTTTATGATGAAATAATTTTACCATATAATTTAGAAGAAACTAGAATTAACCCTAATGATTGGCAATTTGCTGATAAAATAAATCAATGCTTAACGAAATTCCAAACAAATATGGAATACTTGAGTGCAAGTTGTTCTATAAACAATATCAATTTCCCTAAAGCAAATGCTGGTTTCTTAGGTTCGCTATTTGGTAATTTCAAATGGCATACTATTTATTCTCCTGATAATATTCAGGATATTTATTTTAAAAATTTGAAATCTGCACAAATCATAGAAGACAAACTATTAACTGTTAATGAAAATTATATTCAGATATATTCAATTGACGAAACACCTGAATTATTATATTCTTTCAATCGTTTAGGAGATGGTGAAGTTTTAGAAGAACCAATTACCATTAGATATAATTCTAATGAAAAAAGATTGTTCATTCTTGATCGTGGAAAAAATACTTTTTTTGTTTGTGAATTTGATATAAATGTTCCTCAAAATATCAAACTTACTCATTATTGGGGAGGTGTCGGTGAAAGAACTGATCGTACTAAACTAAACAGTCCTACTGATTTCTGTGTTGATAAAGATGAACAATTATATATTGTTGATAAAGATTCTTATATCATCAAAGTTTATAATAAAAATCTAAACTGGTTAAATAATATTCAGTTAGATAATTTCTCTGCAAACAATCGTCCAATTTCTATTTCCGAAAAAGATGGAATTTTTATCGTATTAACAGAAGATAATTACATCACTGTATTCGATAAAAATGAAAAAATAATTAATTCTTTCTTTGTTCCTGAATGTAATAATGCGGTATTAAATCAAATTTATGATGGAATCGTATATGCTATTTCAAATAATACTCTTTTCAAATATTCTCTCAACGGAACAAAAATTTCATCTAAAACATTCTTTGATCCAATAATTGAAGTATTCTTCGACTATACAAACCTATATGTTTTAACTCCTCAATACATTTATCGTTATATTGATTTCACTGAAATAGACAAAATCATTGATGAGGATGAAGACAAAGCAGGTTTCCAATGGAATAATATTTTCGTATCAGAAAAAGAATTTGTAACTGCATACATTTATAACGATTCATTCCAAAAAATATATGATAATGCAAACTTGTTGAATAGCCGAATATTTAAAAAATTATATATTAATATTGATGAAAAAGGTGATGTAATTTATCAATCTACTAGTTCAGTATCTCCGAGTGCATTGACTAATCGTCCTATATTACTAGGAACAAATGAGCCAGTATTATATGACACAATTAATCGTAGTATTGAAAATCTATACAATAGTATTGTGGAGTTAAAAGATAATATTAATTATCTTAGCATTTACCCAAATCATAACAATAATTTGCAATGGTCATGGAAATATCACTATATTGATTCTATTCAACGACCATCATTGAATAAAAATCCGATTTCTTGGAAAGAACTTCGTAGTAATCAAATAACTGGAAGTACACAATTAAGCGGCATTTCATCATGGTGCGTGCTTCGTGGTGGTGTTCCCGGAAATCATTCACTAATATGCTGGAATTTCCTACAAACTCAATGCAATAGTTTATTCCCATTAACATGGGAAGAATTAGAATGTGGAAATTGCAGATATCCTTTTAGTTGGAGCGATTTAGAAAATAATTGCTGCAAAACTCCTGATTTCGTTTTTGAAGATTGCGTATCCCTCTGCTAAATAATATATAATGTCATCCTACACTAGAGAGATTTGTAAATTAACTGATAATCAAATAGTTTTCCCAATCAAAGATTATGAAAATATTGGAGATTCATTATCTTCAATAAATTATAATTTTAAAGCATTGGAAGTGTATACATGTAATTTTGAATATAGTGCAAATAATATTTGGAATCCACTATATTCCGCATTTACACAAAATAGTGCAATTTGGGAAAATCTAGTGAATAATGTGCAGACAAATAGCAGTTGTTGGCAAGAAACATATAATACTGTTAAAACTTTGAGTGCATATTGGTTAAAACCCGTTTCATTAATCTATCCTTATCCATTTAATATTGATGGTTCTGAAGAAGATATTATTAATGTAGTTTCTGTTTGGATAAACGAAACTATTCCAGTTGCCACTACAAGTTGTAGAAATTTTGTTGTTGGACAACAATTATTTGTTTTTACTCCTCAATATTCTCAAGTCAATAAGATATTTTCTCAAGAAGCAAACTTAGGAACAAAAACAATTGAGGTCGAATATACAGTGAATTGTATTGGTCGAGGAACCAGAGGAGGAGTAAAAACCGTGAATGTAGATTTGGGAAATCAAAGAATTGATATATCTGCTGCCGATCAGTTTATTAGTAATTTCGCAGGTTTAAAATTTGTTGTCAATCCTCAAGGAACTAGTTGGATTTATGATTCCGCACTTTATTAATTATGATTCAAGAAATTTCAGAGTACAAATATCTTGGTAATGGATTAGCTCAAATCAATTCTAACATGAATGAATTTAATGTTAGAATTGATCTTTTGTATAGTGATATTAGTAAATGGAACTCTCTGTTGAAATTTAATGAAATTGCGTCAAAATTGAGCGATCTTTCTACGTTTCTAAATTCTTATTCAGCTAATTGGAAAAATTCGTCTGATCTTGTTTACAATCTACAAGGATATTGGGAAGAACCTGTTCAAATAGCTTTTTATAAAACATTTAATTATGTGGCTAATTTTGTAGAAATTGAAACATGGTTAAATGATTATTTTCCTGCAACAGATTTTTCACCAACACAAATCTTGCGTTGCGATTTCTTATGTAAAAATTATAGTGACGAAATGCTGGAGGGTGCCCGTATATTAAATTATGATTCGTCTAAATTAGAAGAAATTGCTCTAAAATATACTACAACTGTTAAAAAAGTGTATAGATTTTTAGGAATCAAAAATCAATTAAATGCAATTATCTCTTTAATAAATTTCTTATTAAAAAAGTACAATTATACAAATTTTTACGTTGATAAAATTAAAGACCTTAGCAGTTATTCTACATTTGTGGAATTTGATAAGAGTACAAACATTTTCAGTTCAACACAATTAGCTAATTTCAGTGAAATTGATTTAGCATATTTCGATTCATATATAACACAATATAATAATTTGTATAATATCTATAAATCTAAATATATCGAATTAGAAGTTATTCCTCCAGAAGAAATTATACTATTCGATTTAAAAGATGTTGCTGTTACAAGTGGTGGAGCATTTTTCTATAAAATTATAAACAATTCTTGGACATATCATCCTTACTCCAATATCGAATTTTGTCCAAGAAATATTTGCAGTGATTGCTATAATTCATTGGATCTTAATGCCATTTATGAAAATCGTAAATATTGTGACAGTGTTCCTAAATATATTTTAACAGAATGTGGTGAAGCTATTCCTTATGGTGGAGCATTATCATTCTCCCCTAGTCAAATCTTTAATAGTCCAGAAGAATTATTAGCGATTGAACAATTATCTGATTTATTTTCATGAATTTCCGCACCGACGATCCACTATTCGCCAACTATAATGAGCAATTTATTGAAATGTTTGTTAATGGCGTTCGTAAAAAATTCTTTGTTGAAAAGACTAATTCTTTTGCATTGCTATCATCAACTACTCTTTTTGATCCAAACCTTTATGATTACAGTTTTATCAAAGTTTCGGATGAACAAGAATGTGGAAACAAGTGTATTACTGAAGGTATTACTATTCGGGTAATATATTCAGGAAATCCGACTTATCAAGGTATTACAAATCCATGTCCACAACCTCATAATTGTAATGCGTCCAGATATTTGTTTTATGCAAATGGTTTATTTTTGGGCGATGTAAACTTGGACAACTATCCTTCTGGAGGTGAAAGAGAAAGCTCATTTGTGTTATCTACTGCTGAAGCGGAAAGTATTGCATCTGTCGATGAAAAGAAAATAACATTTCAATTAATTTGTAATGTCGCAGGAAATCCTAAAAAAGGAAAGAATGGTAGTCTCGGTCCCGGAGTTTGTCATGAATCTATTCCATGGGTTTATATCACATCAAAATCTGGAGCAGTATTATATAGCGGTTGTCCAAGTCAAAATGAATTTACTATTGAATTAATGTGTAGTTAACGGTTAATATCTATAATGAACCCAACCGATAAAATTATACTATCCGGTTTAGCAAATAGTAAAACATCTCTCGGGGAAGTTTTCCGTCGTTATGTGGAATGTTTTCAACAATTTTCTAATCCTGATGTTTTTGATATAAATATTTTTTCATCGAATTCTGAATCAGACGAAGTATTTTTTCCTAAATACACTAAAAAAATTGATCATAATATTCGATTTATTCACACAACAATAAAAAATTATCTAGAACTTTCAAAAATAACTAAACCTCGTTGCAGTTGTTGTAGAAACCTAGATGATTATAAAAAAATCGGTTATTTTGTATGGGAAAGTAGTAAATTAGAAGATGAAGAAGCAGAAATGTTATCTGATTTTGATGAAATATGGACCGCAAGTAATTATTGCAAACAAATATTTTCTAATTATATTTCTTCCGATAAAATTAGAATAATAAAGCATCCCATTCCTTTTCCTTTGAAGAATTATAGCAAATTCGAGAAATTCACTATTCTAATCATGGGAAATATATCTAGTAACATTGATCGGAAAAATATAATGGATAGTTTGAGTGTTGCAAAAACTGTGAAATCGTTGTATCCCGAAACCCGAATTTTATTTAAAACATTTACAATATCTGATACAGAACGAAGTCTTATTTCTTATTTAAACCAAGACGCTGACATAACAGTAATAGACGAATATTACTCGTCATTACAAGTTCAAGAATTAATCGCAAAATCTCATGTATTATTATCCATGCATCGAAGTGAAGGTTTCGGATTGTGCTTGGCAGAAGCAATTCCATTAAATACAATTCCATTAGCAACGAATTATTCGGGTAATACGGATTTTATGTCTGATCCGAGATTATTAATAGATTATGATTTAGTGGATACAAATCATAATTTGTTTTTAGGGCAATGGGCAAATCCAAAATTTGACGATGCAGTGGATAAATTAGTAAATATTATTGAAAATTATGGGTCAACAACTTACAACTTCTCTAATATAAATGATTATTCATTTGAAAATGTTACAAAATCTATAAAACAAATAATATGATATTTCGTAAAAATACAAACGATGAAATAGTATTCAACAGTGTATATTATTACAATGAGTACAAGATTGACAAGTTTCTTGAGACTGATATTATATTAGATATTGGCGGACATATTGGGTCATTCGCTTTAAAAGCATGGGAATGCAATTCCAGAAATATATACACTTATGAACCGTTTCATGAAAATTTCCAAATATTATCTAATAATATAGAAGGCAAAGATATTCAGGCTTTTCAAAAAGCAGTTAGAGGAAATTATAGATTAAAAAATATGCAAATAATCGTAGGAGATAATATCAAAAATGCAGAAATAAAAAATTATGGAGGATTATGCTTGGCAGAGGGGAATGATATAGAAGTTATAACATTGGAAGAAATTGTTCAAAATCTTTCTTCCAATGTTAAATTGATGAAACTTGATTGTGAAGGTAGTGAATATTCTATAATATTTGAAAGCCCGGAATATATTTTTGAGAAAATAGAAAATATAGTAGGTGAAGTTCATCTTTGTGATTTACCTATAAACTTTGTAAATGGGAAATCATTAACTCATAAAGATTTCGTAGATAAATTAATTTCCTTGGGTTATACTGTAAAATATCAATCCATAGCAAATGATAATTCTCTGGCATTGTTTATTGCAACTAGAAACGATAAGTAGTTTATTATGTTTAAGAAATTTATCGCAGCATTACAAATAGTTAAAAATCGTGAAAAAATAAAAGCGGTTTTGAATGGAACTTATGTAGCAATTAATAAAACACTTGTTGCATTGAATTATATCAGTGAACATACAAACGATACAAAACTTGGTCAACTTCTTCAAAAGAATCTACCTCAAATTGTAAGCGTTTTATCTAAAGTAAAATTAGTTTTTGAAAAATTTGGTCCATATGTTGGCTTAGATTTAACCGTAACTGAACAGAAAGTTCAAACTGAAGAAGTTATGTTGCAAAACTTAGTAGTTGCGGAAAACCGACTTAATGAACTTCTTAAATAATCAATCGTATAATCTTGTTAGATATACTTTTACATTAATAGCACTTTGTTCTATAATAATCGGCTTTTTCATGGGAAAAGTCGCTCCAGAAATTTTTTATGCAACGGTCGGAGGAATTATATCACATTTCTACCAAGAAACTACTATTAAAAAATTAAACTCAAAAGTCAAAGCACAAAACGATGAAATAAAAGTTTTAAAAAATGAGTAAGAAACGCACGTATCGTGAATTTAAGCAAGGGTTCTTCAAACCTGTAGACTCAGCCAAGTGTCTTAACAAAACGCCTCCTGAGTACCGTTCCGGCTTGGAATTAAAGGTTATGAAAGTCTTGGATAAAAATCCTAATGTGTTGTCTTGGAGTAGTGAAAAAGTGATAGTTCCATATGTTCATCCTATAAAAACGGCTCAAAGTGGAAGAACAGAAATTGCACGGTATTTTGTAGATTTTTATATGAAATTAAGAGTCGGGGAAACTATTAAAGAATTTTTAGTGGAGATTAAACCGCATAAACAAACTAAACAGCCGACTACTCATGGCAACAAGAAAAAGTCTACAATTTTATATGAAAATGTACAATGGGCTATTAATCAGGCAAAATGGGAGGCTGCAAAAAAATATTGCGAAAAAAAGAATATGCAATTCATTATTATCGACGAAAATAACATTGAAAAATTACTTTCCACATAACCCACGGTAAGTATAATTATACATGGGAATACACCGTGCCAAAAACGTAAAAGAACGGATGAAAACTTCGTTCTTAATATCTGAGCCATTTTCTTGGAATTATAAACAAGAAGAGATTTTAGAAAAGATGTTGGATTGTAAATCTAAATGTATCATAGTCGATTCTTTAGCAGGAACAGGAAAAACAATAATGTCTACTTTTGCAGCACTACGAATTCTTCAGCGAAATAAATGTAAGAAAATATATTATGTTCGCAGTGCCGTAGAATCTGCTCAAAGTAAATTATGTGCGCTACCGGGCAGTTGGGAAGAAAAGATTGCTGTTTATGCAGGTCCATTTCATGATGCACTAAATAAACTCCTAAAACCTGAAGAAATAGACAATTTTACTAAAGATGGAATTATCGAAGTTATTCCGGTTTCCTATCTTCGCGGTCGAAGTCTTGATAATGCAGTTATTATTGTTGATGAGGGACAGAATTTTGTTATGAATGAACTTATTACAATTATGACTCGCTTGGAAGAAAATTCCAAAATGTTTTTAATTGCAGATTCTGATCAATGCGATTTGCCTAAAAACTTTCAACAAGAATTTTCTAAACTAGTTAATCTTTTCAATAATTCAGAATCTGAAAAACATGGAATACACTACTTTGAATTGCGTGATCCTGAACTTGTTATGAGAAGTGCATTTGTAAAATACATTTCTAAACGATATAGCGATTATAAAAAATTGATAACCTCTTAAATAAAAAACCCGGATAAAAATCCGGGTTTTTTATTTTTATTGATTTTCGAAATGAGTTATCGCTTCTTTTAAGATTGATAGTTCATCTTGTGTTAATAGTAATGTTCCTCCATGATCATCACGAAGTACAAAACTATTATTATCTGGGATTTTTTCAATTGAAGGGCAGCAAGAACCTGCTCTGCAAAGTTTAACAGTGTTTTGATTTATTATTACCATACGCTATTATTTACTATTTTTCTGGGTCTTTTCAAACTACATTCTTGATTTGACTTCTCAATGCAATTTCGTCATACATTGTTTCCAAGTCACCCAAAACTGATTGTTCAGTTTCAATCAAGTCACCTTCTGGATTTAAGTATTCCCGAATAGTGTTTATCTTTTCATGAACGTCACCTTCTAAAAGAATAAATGCAGGTTGATCTTCTTTATCAAAAACCACTCCGCTATTCTTTTTATAATGTTCATAAATTCCGTGAAAAACATTATCAATTTCTTCACGATATTTTTCACTAGTTGAACGATTTGGGGACGGTGATAATTGTATATTCGGATTTAATGGAAGCCAAAAAATTATATCATAAAACTTCAGACTCTCTTTTGTCAAGAGAAGTGATGTTGCAAGAAATTCACTATTTGCATTTTCATCCTCTGATAGCTTATTATATTCTGCTAACCATAGGGAGTATGCCAAATTATCCAATACACACCGATCATGTAGAGTTTTTGTTTTTCCTGAATTTTCAAGTGCTTGATCAACAAGAAAATCACGAATAATTTTCTGTGATTCTAGTGTGCCATTTTCATTCAAAGTTAATTCTTTTTCTCTAATCAAGTCTCGGTAAGACTTCGTCGGGGTTTCATACATAGGCCAAAACTGTTTAAAAGTTTCAACTAATGTTGTTTTTCCATTGTTTTGCGTTCCTGTTATAGCAATTCTCATACAACTTCTTTATCATTCTCTTTTTCGTCAAAGCTAAAAGTGCGGCAATATGTTGATGCATCTGTTCGATCCAATGTTTTATAAGAGGTATAGCTGTCACAAACTGATTTAAAACCTTCTGATATGCTTGTCGAATCTCTGGCAAAACCTCTAGAAGATGAACCTGTAATACCAAGAGATTGATGTTGCTTTAGCACTGCTTCTTCTCCTGCACCAAGGAAAACAAAATCCCATGCATATTTTTCACGTTGATGTTTAATTTTTTCCGAAACAGTGGATGCAGAGAATTCTTTGGATGCATTTTCAAATCCATCTGTTATAACTAAAAACAATACCCGATTAGGACGATCTTCTTCTGCCATTTTTACCAGTTTTTCTCCAACAATTGTCATTGTTTTTCCAATTGCATCCAATAATGCAGTTGATCCTCTTGGGGAAATGGAAATATTAATATCATCTTTAATGTCCTTGTCGGTGAATACTGTTTCGTATTGATCGTCAAATTGGTAAAATGATACTTTTGTTTCATCTCCGCTATTTTTTTCTTTTTCCAAAAAAGTTTTAATTCCTCCGGTAATATCATGGGCAATACTGTTCATTGACCCACTTCTGTCTAAAATTATGTTCAAGTCTGTATAATTCTTCATACTTTATAAGTTACATTATTTCTTTGTATTTGTCAAGATTTTTCCTCCGTTTCATTATCTTCCTTTTGAATTGGTTTTATCTTTTTTAAGAATTTAATAAAATCTTTTTTATTCAATTCCTTAATTTCTAATTTCTCCCAATCAATCATCATTTTATATTGGGAAAATAATTTACCCAACTGATCTAAAAACTTTTTTTCATGCTTGTCTAATTTAGCCATTCTTTTAATATACACTACAACATTTTCATGTCAAGAGGGTTGACAATTTTGCGGTATCATGTATCATAATTTATGAACACTCCTTACAAACTGAATCGTAATAGTTACGACAATATCTACTTTTCCAGTGATTTCCACTACAATCATCAAAAAGATTTTTTGTGGAAGCCGCGTGGTTTTTCTTCTTTTCAAGATCATGATATGTTTTTGGAAAATGAAGTTTCTAAACTAACGAAAAACGATTTGTTAATTTTTCTCGGAGATTTTAGCCTAAATTCTCCCCCTGAACAAAGTGCTGCATTGTTGCAAAAAATAAATGCCCGAATGTTTTACATTTTCGGCAACCATGAATCATATCACTCTCGTTTTTATAAAGATTCCCTTCGAAATTATTATAAGCAAACTTTTGATTATTCTATGCGAGATGCAGGACATGATCACGGGTCATTAGACGGAATAAACACTGTTTCTGATCATCCGTTCCAAACTTTCCCATTTTCAGTGGGAAAATATACTAATTCAGGGTTTCCGGGACTTCGGAAAAAATTGAAAGATGTTCAAGAAAATGATATCGTTTATTGGGGCGAAGAAGGTTATTTCAAAATTGGAAATACTTTTCTATTTTGCCGTCACATGGCTCCCCGAATTTGGGACAAAGTAAAGCATTCTAATTATGTGGCTATTTGTGGGCATTCTCATGGTCATTTATTTCCTGCAAATCCTGAATGTAAAAATCAAGGTAAAATCCTAGATGTTGGAGTCGATAATGCAATAAAGTATAATGGAACTGCATTCTTCAAAATAGAAGAAATTGAAACTATTATGCATAGTAAAACTATTGTTATTGAAGATCATCATGGATGCGAACATGTATAAATTTTTCGTCGGAATAGGAAGTCGAAGCACTCCTGAATCGTATATTCCTTTAATTGAAAAAATATCAGAGAAATTAATTTCTCGTAATTATATTCTTCGTTCCGGAGGAGCAAGTGGTGCAGACACTTTTTGGGAAAATGCATATGATAAGTTTGGTGGCAAAAAAGAAATATATCTTCCTTGGAAAAATTTTAACAATAATTCTTCGGAACTATATCATATAAGCAATGAAGCACTCGAAAGGGCAGAATACTATCATCCCAATTGGAGTTCTTTATCAGATGCTGCTAAAAAATTACATGCCAGAAATACATACCAAATATTAGGAGATGATTCGGGGCGTTATAATACAAATGGTCGATATTTTGGTTGGAGTTTTAGTGATATGGTTATCTGCTACACGGCAGACGGAAAAGATACTGGTGGAACAGGACAGGCGATAAGAATCGCTCGACAATATAACGTTCCTGTGTATAATCTCTACCATTACGGCGAAAATATCCTACAAATAATTGAACAATATGAATTATTTTCTTAAATCAGAAGGAAAATTAGAAATATCCAATGGTGCAGTTCGTTTAAAAGTATCAATGGATTTTATACGATATTACAAATCATTAATTGATAAAGAATATCGTATATTTTCTAATTTCCCCGCGCATGGAAGCCATATCACGCTATTTCATCCTAAAATTCATGGTGTTTTAGATTCGTTTAAAGTTAAATTTATTAAAAAGTTTTATATGGATAATAAAATACCTTTTGAATATAATCCATATATTATACAAGGAGGACATACTAAAAACTTCCGAAATTGGTATTTAAATGTAAAAAGTGTTCAATTAAACGAAATTGTTAATTACTTAGGTGCAAGTGTCGGTCACGGTTTGCATTTAACTATTTGCAATACAAAAGGAGGAGTTCGTCCTTATATTTGGCTTAAATAACTGTTTTAAACGTCTCATTACCGACATTATTGGAAAACACAAACCTATTACTGGTAAATGTTTTTCCAATAATGTCGGTTTTTATTTTGGTATATTGTTCTCCTTTGCCGGGAAGAAGATATCCAATAGTAGAGTGAGGATGATACCTTGGATAGCTATCCGTTGCATCAAAATTATTAGTTATAATATCGTTTAATTCCATTAATGATTTTGATTTTACATCAAATTTCAAAACATCGTATGCTTTATTCCTAAACAATGAAATATTAGTTAATGAAAAAGTAATTGGTTCAAATTTCAACTTTTTTTCAAAAAAACTGAAATTTTGATCATGTAATCCATACTTGACGGTAATATGCGGTTTTTGCTCTAACCCATGTCTCGGTGTTAAATCATAAACATCGCAGGGACATATTTTTTCTTGTATTTTCTGAAAGTCCGGAAGAAGAAACCCTAAGTCTAACATTAAACATGCATAAGGTCTTGGAGTTGTATTTTCAATAAACAATTGGTAAAATTCTGTAAATTTCATTTGTAAGTGTTTTTATTAACATCTAAGGAGTAATTAGGATGAAGCGCATTTTCTATTTCGCCCGCATTTCGTTTCATACGTAATGCAATACCATATCCTTTTTGTTTAGGGTCTGAATATTTCTTATATTCACGACTGTTAAGGTATTCTTTTGCAGCAGCTTTTAAATACACTCTTGCTACTCTGTGTTCACCCTTGAAGTATGCATCCATTGCCTTCTTAATGAGCTTTTTGGCCGTGACTGATCCTGCCAGATCACCTCGGAAAAACCCGTCCAGAATCGCCACCTTGAGCGATAATGGATATTCGTCAAATCCTAAAAACTGTTTCCGGACAGTTATTAATTTTTTCATCAAATCTTTTTTGAATATTTCTACTGCTCTAGCTTTAGATATTTCTACTTTAACCAGTTTTTTATTTTTTGTTAACACCTCATCTGGTTTAAATGTGCCGTCTTTAAGATCCGAAGGTATTATTAAATGACCTATTCCAATTGTATTATATCCTTTATTATCTGGATAACTTTTTGTATGAATTCCTATTCCTTGAATTTCATGCTTCATAATATACTGCATTGCAGTGTCTATGAAATTTTTATACCGACTATATTCATCAACTGATGACTTATTCACTAATGTCGTTGTGACTGGAGCAATTGGTTGCTGATTAAATGAGTTTTTAGTTTTGTATAAATTTTGCAATTTTGTTACAAAATCTGGATCTTTTAACTTTTGATCAACTTCTGTTTTAATTTCTTGAAATTTCTGTGGATTTTCTGCCAATTTCGCCACCTTCATTTCTACATCACTTGGAACACTCCATGTTATTCCTGCAATTGCCAGCATTCCGATTTTTCTTAAAAAATCCTTTACTCCTTCTTCTACAACAATATCTCGGTGTTCAACTACTAAATGGAACAGTTCATCAAATTTCATATAGATATTTATTCTATATTGTTATTTTATTTGGTTGAACTAAATGCATCTCTTTGGCGTTTTATAACATCTTCATTTGATTCAAATATATGAAGATTTGATGACTTGTAATATTCTATATCTTGTTTTTTCTTTTCTAATAATGTTTTTAAAAAATTCTGCATTTCTTTACCATTTTCCGTTTTCATGTCTAAGTTTAATATAATTTCATACAAAATAGTATTTAAATCATTATTATATTTTCCAAAAAAGATACTGCTATATTTTACATCTACTTCTCTCTCAGAAACAATTGATTTCTTTTCTGTTACAATATCAATTAATCTTCCTGAATCGTAGTCTCCTTCCCACTTAAATCGGTTCAAATTTATTTTATTATCAGTTAAACCCAACTCACTAAAAGAATATTTTTTAATAAGCATTTTCTGTAATAATGTTTCTGGAAACATAGAAACATCAAATGTAAAAGTTGTGAACTTTCTAGTAGAAAGATTAAATAATGCATATAAAAAGAAATTATTTTCGGACATAATAAAGGGAGGATTTTTGGTCCTCCCTTTATTTTAGCCTATTCTTTTAACTTTTCAAGTATTATTACAGATATTCATTAACTTCTGAAATCTTGAATACCAAATCATTGTATTCGAATTTCTCGGATTTATCAATATCGGTAAACCATGAATTAGTAACCATCATATAGAACTTTTGTGACGAGATTTTTTGTGCAAGAAGTTCGACAGTATCTTCGACCCCTTCCAAAGTTTTCTGGCAAAACTCTACAAAGGTTTCTTTACCCAGATTATTCAATTGTTCGTCATACTTCTTGAAGAGCGGCCAACAAATAACATCGCCGGGATTTTGTTTGCCATTGGCAAGATACTTCTTATAGCTTTCGCTTGCAGTAATCTTACTTGCGCCCTTTAATTGAGCGGTCAATTCTACAAATGGGATAAAGTCTGCATTCTCATCCTTACTCTTGTATTCGCTTTTTGGAGAATAACGCATAGCATAGTCCAGTCCCATTTCTTCCAACAGTGCAGCACCTTCAGTACCATAGAGTTCTACTCGCTTGTCAACAGAATGTTTTTGGGTTGCATGTGCCTTGATATACATTCGAAGAACACTCGCATGAGCTTTTTCAGAAATCAGAGCTTTATACAAATTGGAGAAAGTTTGTATGGAAAGGTCTTTCTGTTCTTCGTCAAAAAGATCAATAACGTCATTCGGAACAAGATTGATCACTTTATCCGTATTCTCGTTATGAAGAACAATATTTCCAAAGTTGAAATCACCATTTGCCACAAATGCATAATTTCGATATGTAGTGCTTTCAATTGGAAGAATAATCGGAGTTGTGGACCTAGCATTAAATTCTAGTACTCGATTTTTCAAATCTTCGTCAAGAATAGTTTTAATCTTTCCTTCACGAACTGTGAGGAAACTAATATTTGCACGATTCTCGTTGCCAACAATATTCACAATCTTTGCAGGAGCAACACTGGTTTCGAATTCTATTTTACTAGTGTCATTTCCTTTTCGGGAAATAGACTTGTATTGAGAATTATGCAAGTCAATGGTAACTTTACCAATATCCTTTTTGATATTCTTTAAGAATTCGGTAAGAGTCATGCCAGTATTTTGATCGGATTTTTCTACCGCAGAAAGACTGGTTGCTTTTTCCTTCAAGAAGTTTTCTGCTTGACCTTTTTGCAAAACAGTAAATGCCTTTTGAAGTTTCTTTGCAGAAACATTATCTCCTGCCTTTCTAAGGACTAGAACACCAAGATTAGCCTTATTCTTCTGAGAAAGAATTTGTGCCAAAGAATAAACAAATGTAGGATTATTCAATTGTTCTGCTGGAAGTGTATTCAATTCATTATAATTTACTGCAAATAGTTCGCTCTCCTTTTTCGTTGCCAATGCACTAACCGTGTTATCAGCTTTGACTTCTAGTGGGAGGATATCAGAGTCTGTTACTTGCCAAACCAAATCAAAAGATTGGGGAAGTTTAACAGAAACAACTGTTTTCTTATTGGAAATCATATCAGATGCACTCTTTTTCATTTCGGTAAAATCAGAAATATGGTTAAAAACTCCTCCAATATTCTCTGCCATTTCAATAAGAAGAGAACGGTTATAATATGATGAATAACCAACGATTCTCTTTTGCGTGAACTTATCTCGGAGTTCTTTACTCAAACTCAATACTTCATGGGTTGGTGAATGATCATTTGGATAACCATCCGTCAAGAAATAAAGAACATTGTCAGAATTTTGACTAAGTGTTTCGACATCCTTGACTACAGTCTTCAAACTTTCCAAAACTTGGGTAAAGCAAGTGAGTCCACGAACATAAATATTGTCCTCAATGATTTTGTCCAAACCTTTTGAAGAAATTGTGGAACCTTTGCAAATCCAATTAAAGTCACCATAGCTGGAGAAATATGCAAGGCTAAAAGTGTCTCCTTGAGAAATCAAATCTTTTGCAGCTTTGAGGGTTTCCCGCAATTGTTTTTGCGCAGAATACATTGACCCGCTGAGATCCGTAATAAAATAGTAATTTGATGGAGCTTTACTTTCGGTATTATTTTTAGGAATTACGATTTTCATATGGCAAAATATACCACACTCCATCATGTTTCGCAACTACTATTCTGCCACTACCAAAGAATATCTTTGATATTTTACCGGACATACCCAATGAACTGAATCATAAGGAAAATCTATATATTGACCTGCTTTATCAAAAACTTTAACCAAATTATGATTTTGGTCTTCACAAACCAAACCATCAACTTCCGAATCAGTTAATGTAATCAAATGGATTTTTCTCACAATATATGCATCCCGATGAGGCGAAATATAATCTCCCGGATCATATCTTTGAATTTGAATAAATGAATAGCAATCTTTTAATTCCTGTGGAAAATCAGAATTCTCAAAAATACAATTTTTCAAATCTTCACTCATTTGGTTATCTTTCAAAGTTTTAAACTTTGAAAAAATTCCCGGAATTAAACTTTCATGTTTATCTTCGTTTTCTCGGGGCTGAAATAAATGATCATGCAGTTTTATATAGATCATTATATCATCTACATTTCTAATAAAATTTGGAATAAGTGTTATCATAATGCGAGTTGAATTTGTTTATTGTTTGATGTATTATGAACATGTAATAAATCATAGTTATAATTATCGGCTTTATCTTCGGCATATAAAACTGCTTTATCATCCGAAATTGAGGAAATTCCTTCTGTAAATAGGAAATAATTTAATTCTCCGTACTGATCTACAAATTTTTCCCGACTTTTAAAAACAGCTAAATATTGCATAACTTCATTATACTATTGTTCTAATCTATGTAAACTTATTTTTAGATATTTTATAAACAAAATTCCGTTTGCCTGTACCATAATAATTATCTAATTCATCTGGTGAATTTAAAATTATTTCCGTTCCTTTATCAGTATCCACTACAGTCAATTTTATATCTGAATCTTTTGCTAATCTTTTGTATAAATGGAATCCTTCTTTTGTATGAAAAGTAGAAGATAATATATAAGAAAAATTCAATAATAAATAATTTTTAAAAACATCTGACATGTGAAATTCATAAGGCACACCTTTAATTGTTTCATATATTTGTATTCCGCCATCTTTTAAAAGATAAAAATCTACATTTCCTCTCGGAACGTCATTTGTTATAAAGAAAAGCCTTTTCAATTTTTCTTTATCATATAAAAATACATCTATTTCTGTCCCATACATTGTTTTGAACGGAACTATTTGTTTAGAATCATGTTTATATTCTTGCCATTTATTTTGAACAGTAGTTATAGGATTAACATAAGAATCCCAAGGCTCACTCATTTCTCCTAAAAGCATTTTATAAAGATCCGAGAATTCCATATTAATCAAAGAAGAAATGTAAAAATTGCGTGACTCCTTTTTCGGTGACTACTAATGCACTTTGGCGAGGGCGAGATTTATATCCAGAATTATCTGCATAACGGCATCCTCCAACTAATGTAGAAAACATATAATGCTCCACATTAGTTAACTCAGAACTTTCCATGTGATGCTGATCTGCACTAATATAGTATAATCTTTTTGCATTTTGCATTTGTTCTGGTTTAGTCATAAACAAATTGTTTATATAGTTTTCTCGACCAGAACCGGGTGCAGGCAAACGACTTTTTGTAACTGCTGAATAACCGTGGTCCAAAAGGAACAAGTTTTGACCAACATTAAAAGTTAAAAATCTTTTATTCGTAATTTCAAAAGTTATGCGATGATCATTTTGGAAAATTAACGAAAGCATTTTCAATAAGAAATAATCTCCAAAACTAGAATGATTTCCGGGAACTGCCAAAACTCTTACGTTATTATGAACTGTTAATAAGTTCTGAATAAATTTCAAAGACGAATTCATTGCAGTTTCTAATTGTGCTTCTTGAATTGGGTGCGCTTCTAATTTTGTACCTTTATCAGTTAATCCGTCCAATCCATGAATTAAATCTCCAAGAAATGCCAATGTAATTCTTTTGTATGAATTTTCTTTTATATGAGAAACCAGTTGATTTGAATAATCTTCGACCGTTTTTTCAGTTGCGCTAATATTCCATTCTTTTTGCGCATATAAATAGCGTTCATCTGCAATTAATCCATAATGCCAATCCGAACAACCAACAATTAATTCCTGATCTGATTCTTTTTGTTCTTTACTAAGAGTAGGAGCAAAATATTTTGGAGGTGTCCAATTTTGGAGAAAACTGTCTATTACATTCTTATAATTATGTTCAAATAATTCCCATTTTTCGGCATTTTCTTTAATTTTATTAAATTCTACCTTTTCAAGTTTTTCTACAATTTTCGTCTTTTTAAATTCCAAAGTTTCAGAAACAACTTCTTCTGCGGGTTTGGAATTTATATATTCGTCTGTAAAAGAAAGAGAGTCATGTGTTATGTGCATGACTCTCAAAATGTGCTGAATTACTTTGGATGATATTCCTAGTTTATTTCCTATTTCTGTGGAAGTTAAATTTCCGGAGAACTTTGAATATAATTTTATTATTTGATTAATGCAACTATTTGTAAAAACCAAATCAGAACCAAACTTCTTAGCTGTGAAAAAAGTGTATTCATCTTTTGCTAAATCATACTCATAATGTTTATTCTTTTTGGTTAATGTCATGACTATATTTAATCTACACTACCACTAGAATCCAGTCAATCAAAAAGTTCCCGGACCAGTTGAATCAACTTCACTTCCTAGCAAGCCGCGTGTATCTCGACCAAATTCTTGCTTCATTAATCGAAATACTTCTTTTATATTTTTCTCATTTATATCTGAAATATTAAGATTAAAATTACTACTTCCTCTTAGCAAGCAGTTTAATATAATTCTCGTCCAGTAAACTCTTTTACCATTGTCTAGTTTTTGTTCTTCAGGCAAATCTGAATTCATACTTTTAATTTTCTCAATAATACTTTGCCCTTTAAATTCTGGTTGTTCCGTCCATTTTGAACTAACTCCTTCATAACGATCCATTGCCCATTCTACAAATCCTAAAATAGGAAGTATTTTTTTAGTTTTTTCAAAATAATCAGGAATTTTTTCAAAAGGAATTAACTGATCTCCGACTTTCATTTTCAAGTTATGAACATCTTTACTGGAAGTATTAAAGTAAATTGCGCGAACTGCAAGTTTAGCAAGTTCTAATTCTTCTGGAGGAACGATTTCAGCAGGGGCTAATTCTTCTGGGGGCATTTCACCTTCTGGAGGAACACCCTCGTCTGGAGGCGATTCTTGTGTGTTAGCGGGCGCTTCCTGATTTTGTGATTGATCTTCTTCTGGATTTTCTGCTTCCAGAAATAATTTAGAAATATATAAATCAAAATTAGACATTAATTGGTCCTCCTAAGTTTGCTTGTTGGTTTGTTCTATTCTGGAAATATTTTTGAAGAGCAGGAGTTTTCTGAATTTTCATCATTAAATCATTTCGCTCTTGTGGCGGAGTTTTTGGATCTAACATCATGTTATCATAGTGTGCTGCTACGGCATTTTGGAATTCCGGCATTTTCATTTCACGATCCCAATCAGTTGATTGATTTTTGAAATATGCACCAACATCAAGTGCAGAATTGTTTTTGTTAGCAGAATTGGCTTGTGAGGATGTTGTTGAACGATTCACTGTTGTTGAAGATGAATTATTATTTTGGGTAACGGCTGGACCTCTATTAGACAAACCTCCTTGTCCCATATTTCCTAAACCTTCTGTCATTATTTTTTTAACATACGAATCAAACTGTGTCATAACTTTATTTATATTAAAACGTTCTTCTATTTCTTTTTCTTCGTTAGAATTTAATAATTCTTCTTCTAATTTCTTTTCTATTATTTCTAGATCATCGCTTATTTCACTATTCATTTCTATTAATGTTTCTTTTGAAAGATTTATATAAACATTATCAATATCAAAATCTATTAAATCATTTCCATTATCTAATTCACTAATCCATGCACTATAAACATCGCGCCAATTACAACGTATATCCTCATAAGGATTTTCATTTAAAAATTTTTTCAACCGATTATTCAAACTCGTTAATTTATCTATACTCCATTCAAGAACTATATGATAATCTTGAAATGAATATTTTTCTCCGGTAAATTCTAAAATTCCTTTTAACGTTTTATTATATATTTCGTCAATGTATTCACGATTATAATATTCATTATAAACCTTTTCTATTAAATCAATTATAAAATCCGCTTCGCCAATATACTTTAATTCTTTTATTGCTTCTTCCACATCTGATACTTCTTCATTTGTCCTTTTTTTTGTATATTCTATTATTCTTTTAGAATTTTCTGCATCTAAAAAGTGTAACATATAATCACTGTAATCTGTTGTATCATATGCATCATACCATTCACCATCTAATATTTTTTCAGCAGTTTTTCTACTATTTTTTCTATAATCGTCTTTATAGAATTTTATAAATTCTGAAAAACTAGTTGCATCAGTTTTTATTTTAACTGTATTTTCATCGGTTATAAAAAGTAAATTTTGATATTTATTAACATCCTCTTTATATTTTTCTATCAACGGTACTGCTATTGTAAAATTATTTTGTATTAATTCGATTTTACTTTTTTCTGTTAAATCTGGATAAATTCCATTTAATTTTTCTGGAGCATGAAATGCAACAAAATTAATATCTTCATTTTGGATTGCAAGATTTAAAATAACATCCTTTATTTCGCTATTTTCTTTTAGAAATCGTCGTACATTTATTGGATCATCTTTTTCATCCATGTATTGTTTGCTCTGAAAATGAAATTGTGTTTTTATATCGTTTGCTTTATCTATTACTATGTATAATGGTCCTTCTCTATTATATTGATTAAAAGCATTATAACTGGAATTTGCTGCGGTACACCAACGAGTGTTTCTTCCATATGCACAACTTGCTTCTTTTGTTTTTGGAACAACAATTAAGTAATTATTTGATTCATAAATTTTATCAACATCTTTTTCATTTTCCGAGAACTCTATATCATTTGTTATTAATTTTAATTTTTCATATAAATCATATATTCCTTTTATCCTGTTTAAATCTGTCAATTTAGAAATTTCCGGATCGTCCTGTTCTTTTCCTAATTTTTTAAACAAATGTTTATATTTGTGAAACTTTTCCAAATCTTCACGAACTTTAAAAAAATCTTCACTCCAGAATCTATCAAACCCGCTTCTAGTAAATGATTGCGCTAACAGCGATTTTATTATCCATTCAGAATAATTTCCACTAGTCGGATCAATTTTATCAACTACAAAATCAATCGGATTTCCGAAAATCCCATAAAAAGTCGTGCTATAAAAAGATTTATCAGTGTCATAACTTTGAATTAATTGATCCAAGAGTTTTCCGTATTTATTTTTTAAATACTCTTTTCTTTTTACAGGATTGCTTTCCAGCAACACCTCAAAATAATTTTTAAAATTCATAAAAATACTTATCGAAAGTTGTTGACAACAGATCCCTCATACACTAAATTATCTTTAGCAGATTTTACATACAAAAACGCCGCATGGTCTTAGGGGGCATGCGGGGCAGGACGTAACTTCTTATTCGGTTTATTCGTTCCGAACACTGCGAAAGAAGTTATAAGGTTTATACTCGACTCTATACGTACTAAAGAAATTTAGAATTGGTAAAGAGATGTAGTCCAAACTTCCTCAGATAACAAACTACTCAATAACTAATAAAAATAGCTTATGGGGGTAGGGGGTTATTTGACAGGAACAAAGGATTACCTCTCTCTACCGTATAAAAGACCCTCAAGATGGTTATCTAATAAATTATATAATTTAATATATTATATAATAAGACCCTAACAAAATCAAGTTCAGGGAAAAAATTTTGAATATTCAGGCAAAAAATTTCAGATAATCTTTTTTCACTTGATTTTTTAATTAAATGTGATACACTGTATCACTATGTTTACAGTTTTTACAGATGGTAGTTGCGATTACAACAAAAAAGGATCAAACAATAATGGATCTTTTGCATTTGTAATTATTAATGAAAATGGAGTTAAAATATTCGAAAAAGTAGAAACTAGTAAAAATACTACGAACAATAGAATGGAATTATCTGCCATAATATCTGCATTAAAATATTTAAAAGATAAAAACGAGGAAATAACTATTTGTACAGATAGTGAATATGTTTCTAATCCAATTAACAAAGGTTGGCTGGAAAAATGGAAAAAGATTAATTTCAAGAAAAAGCATTCAGAAATACTCAATTCTGATTTATGGAAAGAATTGGACTCTTTATTAAAACCAAATGTAAAAATAAAATGGATTAAAGGTCATTCAAAAGAAAATGTTTGGAATGAATATGTTGATAAAATGTGTTCAAGTGCATATTCTAAAAACTATACAATTAAAAAATCTTGAAAAGGAGACTTATAAAAGATAGATAAATTTATGATTCTTCTTTTAGGTAAAAATGGATATGTTAGTTCTCGTTTTCAAGATTTTTTTAAATATAAAAAAGTAAATTACTCAGTAGAGAGTTTAAGAGAATATACCTCGCAATCTTATGTGAGCAGTCTTTTAAAAAAACATAATCCAAGTTTTGTAATTAATTGTATTGGATATACAGGAAATCCAAATGTAGATAGTTGTGAAGACAATAAAGAAAAATGTTTGTATGCAAATGTAACTCTTGCAGAAATTATTGCAGATGCTTGTAAAGAAAAAAATGTTCCTTTAGGATTTGTTTCCAGTGGCTGTATATACAACGATTATACAGAAACTAATGAATATGTCTTTTCTGAAAAAGACTTTCCTAACTTTTCTTTTCCGACCCGAACATGTAGTTGGTATAGTGGAACAAAAGCATTAGGAGAAAATATTGTTAGAAAAAGCTGGGAAAAAAGCTATATTTGGAGATTACGAATGCCTTTTAATCACCTTCCCGGTAATAAAAATTATATTTCTAAATTATTTGATTACTCTAAAGTATGGAGTTGCGATAATTCATTAACAAACATTGATGAATTTGTTCAAATTTGCTATTATTCTTTAATAAAAGAAATCTCGTATGGAACTTATAATTTGGTTAATCCAAATGGAATTTCAGCAAAAGATATATTAGAAATAGCAAAAGAATATAATCTAAAAAAAGAGAAATATGAATATTTTTCAAATCTGGAAGAATTTTCCAGAGTTATAAAAGCACCAAGAAGTAATTGCATTTTAGATTCTTCTAAAATTTCAGAACAAGGTTTATCATTTTTGCCAGTTGAAAATTCATTGCATAAAAGTTTTCAATTTTGGAATAAAAAAGAAGAAAATCCTTTCTGGTGAAAAGATTGTTGACAAATTTATTCAAAAAGTGTACTATAAGAGATGTCAAAAATTGTCTTAAACAATGATCAAAGTAGTGCATTTCAAGCACTACAAAATTTTCTTGATGATCCAAATCAGCATTTGTTTTTGCTGGAAGGTGCAGCAGGAACTGGTAAAACTACTACACTAGGACAATTCGTAGAATGGGCAAGCAATAATTCTAAAAATGCTCATAGCATTTGTATGGCAAGTCCAACACACAAAGCACTAAAAGTAATGAAGGAAATGTGTCCGGACACTGTTAAAAGTTCCATAACATTTTCTACAGTGCATTCAATGTTAGGCTTAAAGCATGAAATTACCAAAGACGGTAAAGAAATTTTTGTTCGTGACAAAAACATTATGACTAAATTTCCATTTTATGATTTGGTTATTGTGGATGAAAGCAGCATGATTGATAATCAATTGTTTTATGAAATGGAAGAACAGAATTATCGCAAGAAAAAAGTTTTATTCATAGGCGACAGTAATCAAATTAATCCAATTAATCACTCAATTTCAATTCCAATGAGTGAAGAAAAAAGGAAACAATATAATATTGGTCATTTTCGATTGAATACAATTGTTCGTCAAGCAGAAAATAATCCAATTATTAAGTATTCCCAAACAGTTATTAATCGGGAATTTCAATTTTCTCCGGGAACAAAAGAAATGGTGGACGAATCTGGAGTTGTAATGATGAGTGACACACAGCAAAATGTGTTTCTTCAATTATTGGATTACTACTTTAAGAGTGAAGATTTTGATAAAGATGCAAATTATTGCAAAATCATTGCATGGAGAAATGTAACAGTTGATTATTATAATAAATTGGTTCGTAAAATAAAATATGGACCAAAAGCAATGAAAATTGTATTGGATGAAAAACTAATTGTAGATCGACCAATTAAAAGTGATGATGGAACATTTGCAATGTTTAATACAAATGATGATTTGGTTGTAGAATCATTGGATATAAAATCCAAAAAAATGTATGATAAAGATTGGACTTATTATAGTTGTGTAGTGAGTGGAAGTGACTCAACAGAAAATATCAGCATTCTTCATGAAAGCGAAGAAATCGCTTTTCAGAAAAAACTAAAAGAATTTAGCAGTGCAGCAAAAGAAGAAAAAGATAATCCCAAAAGATTAAAACTCTGGAGAGAATATTTTAAATTAGTTGAAAGTTTTGCTAATGTAAAGTATAATTATGCAGTAACTGCACACAATAGTCAAGGCAGCACTTATGATAATTGCTTTGTGTTATCAACGGACATTGAATATAATAAAAAATCGGACGAAAAAAATCGAATTTTGTACACTGCAATGACTCGTCCACGAAAAATGCTTTATATTTTGTAAGGAATCATTGACAAAAGAAGAAAAGAATATAGATAATAGTATGGAAACCTTTTATATAGGATTTTTTAAATACATTGATTCTAACCTTTGGCAAAAAACCAATTTATACAAAACTGAAAAAGAGTTAAAAGATTATATGGAATACCTTCCTTATATAGACTCTTCCACTATAAGAATTAAAACTATTGAATTGCCAGCAAAACCTAAAATTATAGAAAAATATGAGTAACGTAAACTTTGACAAAGAACAATACAAAAAGAAATTATTATTGGAACTAGGAATTCCGTTAGACACTCCTGATACTGAATTAGTTAATTACAAAATGTCAGTTGGCAGTTTTTTCGGAAACAATGAGGAGCAAAGCAATGTGCTAGAATATATAACTTCAGAAATAAAAGCCGCAGAAGAATATTACTCTTCCTTTACAGAAGCAATGAAGATTGATAATTTTCAAGAGTTCAAGCCAATTGATATAAATGCTGTAATGAAAAGGTTGGATGATAAACTTGAAGAATATGACCAAATTGCAGTTGATTTAGGTTGGAAAGATCCTAGTTTACCGTTGTTGGAAATGCCGAAAATTGAAGATTTGAAATTTGTAT